TTTAATACAATATTTTAATATTGTTGGTATGTGCGGTGACTACAATGGAGGCGTTCAATTTATCAACTCTTGTAATGAGAGTGCTTTATTTAAAGAACAAAAAATAAAAATTGGAGTCGTTGACGTTGATTTGGAAAAACAAGAGAACTGGCACTCTGATGTCTTATCTTTTAAAAATCAATATAATATTAGAGAGAGAAACTATTGTATCTTAAGAAAGCCTACTTCCAATTGGATTAGAAATGCTAATGAGATGTTGCAAGCAGCAATAGACCATAAGAGAATTTTATTTGCTTCTAGAGCGGTAGACTCGCATTTTGACGAACAAAGAAAAAAGAACATGCCCATAGACAAGATTAAATGGGATATAAAAGCTCCGTCAGCGTCTAAAGGGGCGATGATGATTGATCTCATTGATCACCAAAAGTCAATTGTTGAATTAACAAAAGCTGAATGTGCGAATATTGAGGTTATAGCTAACCCGCAAGGGTCTCAATCATTTAACCTGCCACAGAATCTCAGAAGACAAAAAGGACCACACAGAGCAAGAAAAGACTCTTATTCTGCTTTAGTTTTAGGGAATTGGTTCGCCAAGGTTTATTTTGATGCTGAGAACGCTTCTCCAGAAAAAAGCGTAGAGAGCACATTTGTTCCATTTACAATTTGAAAAGTTTCAAAGTAACTTTTATAACTTTAGTGTAAACTTTGATATGCCTCGTAAATACACCAAACGATCAGAATATTGGGAGAACATCACAAGGAAAGATCCTCCGATAGAAGATTTACTAAAACCTCAAGAAGAAGAGTCGTCTCCTCAATTAATCGGTGAGTCGATTTATAGCTCTAGTGAAGCATCTAGGCTTAATGCCCCCACAACGAGGACTGCTGTAAGGACCAATAGGGTCGCAAGAACTGGTTTGGCAGGAAAATTTGATAACATCGAAGATGGGATATTACCCTTCAACTATTCCAAGGAATCCGCTGACGTTGGACACGCTGTTGAGCTTTGTCAGAAGGCTTATTTCAATATAGCGAACTTTAGAGGGACTATAGATCTTTTATCGGAATTCGCTGACTCTGACATATATGTCGAGGGAGGTAACGAAAAATCTAGGAAATTTGTTGAAGCTTGGTTTAAGCGAATCAGAATGCATGATTTGAAGGCCCAATATTTTAGAGAATATTACCGTTCTGGAAATGTTTTCTTTTATCGTATTGACGGCAAGATTCCACTTAAAAATTCTCAAAAAATGCTAGATGCATATGGAGCAAGCGTTCGTAAAGAGATCCCCCTTAGATATTTGCTTATTAACCCTACCGATATAGCCACAAAGGGTGGAATGTCCTTTAGCGGTTATGAGTATTTTAAAGTTTTAACTCCTTTTGAGATAGCGCGGTTACGAAAACCAGCGACAGAATACGAAAAGGAAATGTTTGACTCTCTCCCCCAAGAGACGAAGGAGGCCATAAAGTCGGCAGGAACGGGGTATGCTATGGCTGCGGTCCAAATAAAATTAGATCCGCTATTTCTTCATGTTATCTTTTCTAAGAAACAGGACTATGAACCGATGGCTGTGCCAGTGGGTTATTCTGTCTTGGACGACATCAATAGAAAAATTGAATTAAAGAATATTGATCAGGCAATTAGTCGGTCAATTGAAAATGTTGTTTTATTGGTGACTATGGGGAATGAGCCTGATAAGGGCGGCATCAACCATAAAAACCTAGCTGCTATGCAACAGATTTTCAAAAATCAGAGTGTAGGTCGGGTTCTTGTCTCGGACTATACCACAAAAGCAAATTTTGTTATTCCAGATATTAACAAGGTTGTCGGCCCTGATAAGTATATTGTTATAAACAAGGATATTGAAGACGGGCTTCAGAATGTCTTGATAGGAGATTCAAAGTATTCTGATGGGCATATTAAAATGAAAGTGTTCTTCCAAAGACTAGAGGAATCTAGAAAGTCCTTTTTAAATGACTTTATTAATCCCGAAATTAGAAGGATATGTAAGGCCGCAGGACTCAGGTCTTGGCCTAAAGCGAAATTTGCCAAGACTGATACTATGGATGACAACAACTTAGCTAAATTAGCTATACGTCTTATGGAGTTGGGTGTTCTTACTCCAGAGCAAGGTATGAAAGTTGTTCACACTGGCTCGTTCCCTGAACCCAACGAGATGGAGAAGGCCCAAGATAAATTTAAAGACGATAGGGAAAGGGGACATTATATGCCTCTTGTTAATACAATTAACCTATATGATCAGGAGACAGTCCCGCAAAAGAAGGCTGGCGACCCACAAAAAAAGGAGGGAGACCCTGCACCGAAAGACGCACCTAAGCCAATATCTCCCTCGGGGGGTAGGCCCGTGGGGGTTTCTAATTCCAAGACGTTTTCAAAGAAACACATCATAGAAGCGACCAAAAGGCTGAATGAGTTTGAGCTATTAGCTTTTCGTGAATTTGCTACCAAATTTGGGATTAAGAGAATGTCTAAGCAAAAAAAAGAGATGGTAACTCAGGTGTGTGAATCAATTGTGATAGCCAAAGATGCTGGCGACTGGGAGGTAACCTTAGCGGGTATTGTCGAAGATTTAGATAAGCTGACAGACTTAAATGTGCATGAAAAGGTATTAGCTCTCGGATCTGAGCATCAACTAGATGACCTGTCTTCTGCGATTTTATATCATTCTACTCAAATTTCTGTGTAAGAGAAGATATGTCATTGAATGATTTTCAAATTTGCCATTTTGAAGGCACCGTAAAGAAAATAAGCGATAAAGAGTTTGAGTCATTTGGTCTTTCGAAGGGAGCTATCAACGACGCAGCGCAATCACTGCTGCCTAATGATTTTGATCCTGAAGAAAACATTGATGTATTACCTGTTGTCTTTAATTTGGCAAAAGTTAATGAATTCAATAAAAATGGAGATGGTATTGACGCTAAAACTGCCATAGCCGCTGTAAAAAGATTTATCAATAAGCCAATTAATATTGAGCATAAAAAAGATAAAATAGTTGGTCATATGATCAATGCGTCTTTCTCTGACCGAGAGTTTGACTTTAAAAATAACGATATTGAATCTTACGCCAACAAAAAAGAACCTTTTTACATAAATGCGGCAGGCCTAATCTACAAGCAGGTATATCCAGAACTAGCAGAAGCGATTGAAGAGGCTTCCGAAAAAGAAAGCGAAGACTATCAAAGCATATCTACTAGCTGGGAGCTTGCCTTTAGAGATTTTGAGGTCGCGGTAGGGTCTAATTTGTTAGAAAATTCAACCATAGCGGAAGGTGCCGAAAAAGAAGACCTTAAGCAATATATCAAGGGTTTAGGGGGTAAGGGCCAAGATGAAAATGGCAACCCCGTTAATAGATTAATTGTTGGTCGGACGTATCCACTGGGAGCAGCATTAACAAGAAACCCTGCTGCTGCTGTCCGAGGAATCTATACTGAGGAAGGCGTGTCAGAAGATAAAAATCTAGAAAAAATTTCCCGAAACACAAACATGCCTGTAAAGACAGACAAATTAAAAAGCATTTTTAATATGGAAACAGAACAATTCGAAGAACTTATCACAAAGTTATCAAAAAGCGTTGCCTCTGCTGTGAGGGAGGGCTCTGAGACTAAGCATCTTAGTGAGACCATTCGTGATACACTGACTAAACACAACGACTCTTGGACTTCCAAGGTCGAAATGGAACAGGAAGCTAAGGCCAAGGTCGAAGCCGAGCTTGCAGAGTTACAAAACTCTTTTAAGCATACGAAAGAAGAACTTGACTCTCTCAAAAATAATGTTGAGGCAAAAGAGGCGGTTGATCTCTTTAATGATCGCATGAACTTCATTGATAGTGATTATGAGCTTAATGAAAAAGAGCTTAACTTGATCACTTCTGAAGTTAAAGCGCTTGGTTCTTCTGAAGAAGATTTTAATTCATATAAAGAAAAGCTTAACGTTATTTTTGCTCACAAGCTTAAAAAGAACATGGAAGCTCAAGAGGCTGAAGTTAAAGCTCGCATTGATGAAGCTGTTGCTAACCGTGAAGACGGTGAAGAGGACAGCAAAGAAGATGCTGAAGAGGAGACTGCCGATGAGGAGCTTGAAGTTGAGAAAAAGGGAGATGAGGCAGAGGCTTCAAT